GTCTTTATTCTCAATCTTTTCAACTTTATCTTCACTATTTTCAAGTTCTTTTAATTCATTTAATTCATTTAATTCATTTACCAATTCCTTATCAAGATCGCTTTCAATTTCACTACTTTCTCTTTGCTCGTCGTCTTCTATAATTACAGAACTTTTATGTTGATTTTGTTTAAACGAATTTACTTCTAATACAATAGTAGGTTGTTGTATTAACAAATCAGTTATATCAAAATCATCGTTGTTATTACTCATATTACTCATATTACTCATATTACTCATAGTCGCAGATTGTTTTTTCAGACTGTTTTGTTGGAGGTTTTGAGGATGTGGTGGAATTGACATAGGTGTTTGAGATCTTATAAAATTAATATGATTTTGTACAGTAGAAGACAATTCATCTATTTTTGTATTTATAAATAATTTTTGTTGCGCAGTCATAGCTTCAAACATATTAAGTTTTTGTGTCATTAATTGTTGTTGTATCTGTATATTTTGATCAAGTGTATTTATTTTTTTATCAATTATAGATTCTATAGAATCTAGTTTCTTTTCTGAATCTTTTAATTTTCTATACAAATAGTACACAATTAAAGATAATATAGCAAAAATGCCAAGCATAATATAATTTTTATAATTAAAAAAACTCTCTTTTTTATCTATTTTTTCACTTTCTGATATCAAAGACGACGAGTGTTGTGTTTGTAAAACAGGAGATGATTTTATTTTTTTCGGAGATATCATATTTAAGATTTACATTATAAAATTTCTTTAAACATTAAAAAAAATATCATCATACTTTTTATTTTTAGATAAAGATCTTATTTTTCCATCAAAATGTTGTATAAGAGCGTATATCTCTCTTTTAGAAGATATATAATGAGTATAATTGTTAAATTCTTTTAATTCATTTTCATAAGATTTAATATTTTGAGGATTTGTAACATCTGAATTTATATCATTAAACATATTGTGTTTTATGGCATTATTAAGAGCTGATACTTTATCATAAAATTCTTTACATATAACCTTCTCTTCTTCTGTAAAATCTTTTGTAGTTTCTAGATATTCATAAACATCATCATCTAATGAACTATAAAATGTATTCTTAAGACTTAACAAAAAATTCTTAACTGGTTGGTAATATACAGTATTTATAAATACTGTGAAATCTATCACAACCTCATCGCTAAATTTTAATTTAGTTTGATCCCATGTTTTTATATTAAAATTTTTGTAGATATAATTTCCTAAAATTTTAATAAAGATGTCATATTCACCTCTGACATCAATGCTAAAAGTTGTATTTGCTAATTTATTATACACTTCCAAAAACTTTGTAAATTCTTTTATCATCTTTTCTTGATATTTTTCTTTTAATTCATTTGATTGATTTGATTGACTTGTCGACATTTTATTTATTTTATATCTTTAATTTAATAAATATATAAAGATGTATTTTTAAATAAAATGAGTTGCAATTTTTTAAAGATTAAAAAGTTAACTGAAAACGCCTATATTCCAGTTAGGTCAAGTGAATATGCAGCAGGCTTAGATCTTTTCTCACCTATTGATACACTCATTAATCCTGGAGAAAGACAATTAATTAAACTTGATATTAGCATAAAATTAGATAGTTACACATATGGACATATTCTTCCTCGAAGCGGACTCGCTTTAAAACATGGAATTCATGTTGGTGCAGGAATTATAGACAGCGATTATAGAGGAAACGTAGGTGTTTTATTATTCAATTTGTCAGATTCTCCATTTGTAATCTCTAAAGGAGATAGAATTGCCCAAATGGTCGTTAAAAAATATGAATATCTAATTCCTCTAGAAGTTGATCAATTAGATGAAACTCTAAGAGGTTCTGGGGGGTTTGGAAGTACAGGTGTTTAAGTAAAATAAAAATTTTAATATAAGAAATATATATTAAAATATAGGCGTAAAATTAAAATTTAAAGTCTCAAATAAATCTTTTACAATTTCATCATGAAAACTTTTTCTATCTAATGTTTTTAACATATTAAAATCTTCTTTTTTACAAGGATACTTGTGTCTTCTTAATAATTGAAATAATATATATTGAGTATTTATAAAACTTTTACGATCTATTTTTCCTGTAAATTTATATCTTTTATCGTAGAGATTTGATATTTTATCAAAGTCTTCCATAAGCTTATTTTCTAAATGTGATATATCATCTACAGTTTTTCCTGTCATATTATGATAGATTAAAACTACATCTTCATAATGTTTAGAATATCCAGTTTCTTTCAAAAATAAGAGAATATGGTCTTTAGTTATATTTTGAAATCTTTCTTTTTTAGGAGTAGTATTATCTCCTAACAATAAACCATGACGATCAAATTCTTGTTCCAAATTTTTATATACAATATCATCTATTAAAGAGTTCTGTTTTCCCTGGTATTGATTCATACAGTCTTTAAAATGTATTCTTCTTTCATATGTATATTTATTAGACATGTTAATTCTAGATATATCTTTATAGCTTATAGATTTATAAGATTTTTCTTCTTGCTTTCCGCAATTTTCACATATTTCTATATTTTGATCAAAATGACTAATAAAATTCTGATTTCCACACGAACATACTTTTTTCTCTTTTTTCTTTTCTTTAGTTACCAAATCCTCCAATTCTTTGCATTCAATATTGTATTTTTTGAGAATATCTAAAAAAAATTTAGAAATATTAGAACTATTGCCGGGCTTAGATTTTCCCATAAAAGATATTTTTTGTGGCGTAAGAGATTTATTCATTTCTATCATTTCAGAAAAGTCAATCGTATAAAAATGGATATTTTGTATATCCTCTTCTATTTTGTTTTTTAAATTTCTCAATTCATTTATTTTTTCTTTAATGTCTCTTTGTACATGAATTGATAATGCTTTTTCATCGTTTTCAATGATAATATTTAAATCATTTATTTGGCTTTCAATATCTTTTATATCATCCTGTTTTTTTAACCACATATCTCTTATTTTTTTATCAATATTAAAAATATCTATTTCCATGTTTCATTTTAATTTAATAATCCTTTTAACTTGATATTTTTTTTAGACGCCTGAAAACAAAAATAATTTTTTATATAAATTTAAAAAAAAAATCTCGTCTATAATAAAAATGTCTATCTGCACATCTAACTTAACATCCGGTTTTATCGATCTTGCCACTTACGATGAACAAGAAAAATACTTGTACGGTGGTCCTGATGCCGTTGCTTATTTCGTTCGCGAAATTCGCAAGGCCACTTGGTTCACCCAAGTTCCAGTATGTCTAAGCTCTCGCTCAGGCCAACCTGGATTTGGTCAACAATGGTCAGTTTCCATCTCTCGTGCCGGTGATTACCTATTATACACTTGGTTACGTCTAACTCTAAACGCTGTTACTGCTGCCACTGCCAACGCCACTGTCGGAGGTGCTGCCAGTTGCAACGGTGCCAACCCATCAGGCGCTCAAGATGGAAACCACGTTCTACGTTGGTCTCGCAACTTTATGCACAACGTTATCCAAGAATGCGCCATTACCTTTAACGATTTGGTTGCTGCTCGTTTTGACAGCTACCACCTCGATTTCTGGAGCGCTTTCACTGTACCAGCTGGCAAACGCAATGGTTACAACAATATGATTGGTAATGTTGATGCTCTAGTTAACCCAGTAGCTATCGCCTTCCCATCATTAAACCAATGCTTAGGAGGACCAAACAACGACATCAACGGCTCACCTGGTGCTGTCAATGTCAATGCCCAAGGACAACAAGTTCTACCTTCAGCAACTCTCAACTTACCTCTACCATTCTTCTTTTCACGTGATTCTGGTCTAGCTCTACCAACTGCTGCTCTACCATACAACGAAATGAGAATCAACTTTGCTTTCCGCAACTTATCTGATTTACTCATCGTTGATACATACACTGCTCTGCCTGACCAAGATCCACAATCAGGAGATTGTGGTTTCTGGTCTTCACGTCCAGCTGTCCAATCTGACCTTGCTACCAGCATGGATTCAGTTATGGGTCCAGTCAACGTATGGGCTAACTACGCCATCGTATCTAACGATGAACGTAAGAAAATGGCTTGCGCTCCTCGTGATATCCTCATCGAACAAGTACAAACAGCCCCAGTACAAAACTACAACCCAACCACCTCAACCCCAATTGATATTCGTTTTTCACATGCTATCAAAGCTCTATTCTGGGCTGCTCGCAATATCACCAACCCAGCTGCTTGGTCAAACTACACCACTGGACAACAATTACCACTTGGTCCAGTCGACTGTGTATCAGTTGACAATGCTATGTTCGGTGTTGTTGACTTTAACTCTGGTGCTGATCCAATTGCATCAACTTCTCTCATCTACGAGAATACTCAACGTCTATACCAAATGGGCTCCGATTACTTCTCATTGGTCAACCCATGGTACCATGCCCCAGTTATCCCACTAGAGACTGGTTACCACTTATACTCATATTCTCTAGACTTCTTTGCCATTGACCCAATGGGATCAACCAACTATGGCAAATTAACCAATGTCTCAATTGTGCCACAAGGTTCAGCTGATGCCGTCAGCTCTCTACAACCACAAGCCGTTGCTTCAGGTGGTGTATTTGCCGGCAATCAAGCTTACAAACTACCAGTTGCCCCACTACAGGGAACTGTTACACCTGGTTACGGAGCCAAATATTGCTTTGTAACTACCGCTGTTAATAATAATATTATCAGAATCTCAGGAGGCGCTCTCGGTAAATTTTTTTCAAAAATTCAGATGCCGAGAACAGGAAGATGCAGTAAGGGTTATAGAATTCCCCTTACTGGAAAACATTGTAAATTCTATTCTTATGTTGCTTATACAGCATAAGATATATAACTTCCTAGTCAAGAAATTGTAAACAATTTTTTAGGCAAGATAGCTTATAATGTTCGGGAAACCCCTTAGAGCTTTAACTACCAAGTTATCATAAAAATATGATAATGGACACGAGTAATGTCGTGTGTATGGTAAGAATGTTAAAGATTGGGCAATCCGCGGGTAAAGATGCTAAAACCGTTATGATAGGTTATGTATCTCCCTCAACGACTACCGGGTTATCGGTCATAGGTAATTAATCACTACTATTATGGCTTAAGGTATAGTCTAGCCCTTACAGAAATGTAAGGTAATAAAACGTTCCCAGTTTTGTAAAAATATTTCAACACAAAATATACTTCAAAATCAAAATACAAAAATTATATATTGCTCATACAATATATAATTATCAAAATATATGTTTTTGTTTATCCAATATTTTATTAATTAAAGGACCCTTTAATTTTGGTGATACTTTCAAACCAAACATCTTAGATATTCCCTTAAGTTCAAAAATCGTATATTTATTTAATATCTCTTCAGTAAAATTAGGACATTCTTTATAAATATCAAACTCTGTTTCTTTAAGTTTTTTTCTTTTTTGTTTATCAGATTCAGAAATTCTCTCTTTATTTTCATGATAATGTTTGCGTTTTTGAGCATTTATTTCATCTCTTTTTTTAATAAGCCTTTGTTTAACTTGTTCAAGACGTTTTTCTCTATTTTTAATATATTTAAGCCTATCTCGTTCTTTTTCCGTAATACATAAATTTGTATTTTTATTTAAAGTAGGTTTAAGATGATTTATCCAATAATTTTCTCGAATAATTAATTGGTCTACATGAATATTATCTTCAATACAATCAATAATAAAATTTTCTCTTCCCTTTTCTTTCATAAAATTATAAAAAAGAGTTTTCCCATTGATAGAAGCAGATTTATGTGCTGATAATCTTTCATTTATTTCTTTTTGAGTCGATCCTATATAAAAATATTTTTCATCATCCTTATATTTTACACAATAAATTCTTCCAAATTCTTTTAATACAGGAATCCTTGGAGCAATCATATTTAAAGGAGGTTCAAGTTTATTAAAATATTCTAGCTCTTTTTGTCCAAGTTTTGGATCTCTTTTATTTTCAATTTCAAATTCTTCTAGTAATTCTATTTTAAAATTTTCAATTCCATGTTGTCTCATACAATCGTATAATTTTTTCTCTTTTCCAAGTTTTGCATCAGATCTATGAGTTTTAAATCTATTTCTTAGTTCTTGAATAGTTGAACCAATATAAAAATCGGTTGTTTTGAAACTTGATATTTTATAAATATAGGCTTTCATATAATATATTAATAAATTAAATAAAATATTAAAATTTCATT